TAAATATAAAATGGCTCATCAGAGAGAAGAACCAGTTGAAGACTTTTTAGAAGTAGACCAACAAATTCCCGGACAGAATTTTGTTTGTCTTTCCTTCATTTCCCCCGAAAAAGTTCTTAAAAGGAGAGAATCCCTTTTAGTAAAAGAATTTGCGAAGTGGTTTTTGAAAGATTTGAAGAAAATGAATGACCCCTCTAAATTGGACCCCGCTAAATTGACCCCCGAGTTTATTGATACCCTAAATGTAGATGACAAATTCGAGGATTTCCTTTATGCCAATGAGGAGGAAATCACCCGCAAGTTTAATGATTCCAATGATTTTCAAACATCTATCCGTGGGTTGAAGGTTCGCGGAGTCTATGAGTCGAAGCGGGAGGCCGAAATTCGCGCGAAAGTCCTCCAACGTCGCGACCCCAATTTTCACGTCTTCGTCGGTCAAGTGGGATATTGGCTCCCTTGGGACCCGAACCCCGACGGTGTAGCTGAGCAGGAATATTCCAATGACCAGCTAAATACTCTCATGAAGAAATACCAAGAGAATCGCAAATATAGGGATGACGTTTATGCGAATGAGACTGAGGAGCGCAAGAGGGCAGCCCGAGAGGAGAACCAGAAGCGCAAGTTTTATCAGCCGAAGACAGATGAGGAGATGAAAGAGGCAGAGGACAAGATTCGCGAGTTGCGCGATATTGTGAATGAGAAGGACCGCCTTTATTCCAAGATTGAGGAGGCCGCCGCAGGTAAGGCTCCGGAGGCCACGCACGCGCCAGAGGGAAGTGGAGCTGAGGCCGTGGATTTACCTGTTAGTGGCGGGGGTGAAAGTGTCGAGGCGGTTGGTCTGTTGTCGGGGCTCGATGATGGACAACACGCGGACCCTTGGATGCAGAGGCGTCAGATGGCTTCACAGGGGCGCAACTTTGTCGCGGGGAATGCGGAGCGGGAGCCGACCGTTGAGGAAAGGGATAAGATGTTGAGCAGTATTGTCAAGGATATCTTTTAGATAGCGTAATTCGATTTTAGGTTAGGAATTTTATAAAAAACTGATTTTTATAAAATATTCATTTTTCGAACGCGTAGTCGGATTTAGTTGAAATGACCCATCAATTTTTACATTGATGGGTCATTTCAACAAAATATTTATGGTAATTGCTTGAAGTAAAAACGCTGAAAATGATAAAATTTTTTTATTTACTACCACAACAACAACGTCCTATACTGAGAGGATTACCAGATTGTCAATTTTATACCAAGGACTCGTCTGGTATAGTTCCAATTCATTATAGTTCGGCGCCTGTTTGGTGTCCTTACGATTATCGTGAAGACGATAGTTGGACAAATCCAATATCTTATCAGGTCCATAAGACTCATCAATTGGGTTTGAACGAGAAAGATAGATCGTTTTTTGATGGATTCTACCAAATAACCACAATCGAAGGTCTAACCTTTGGCGAAGGACAAGCGTGGGATCCTGACACGAATACAAAAATTGATGTTGAGAAAACGGACCAGATGTCCATTTGGAATCCGTTTTTCCAACGGTATGACCCACCTTGCGATAATAATTGTCGTAATTGTGAACCATTCAGAATCAAGTATGATTTTGTGAATGAATCGTTTCATGAAATCTTTAAGGAAAATATGGACGTTTTTACAAATGTCTATTGCCAATGCTGTATTTGCAATGGCTGTCACGAAATTCATACCTATGATTGTGTTGGTAATTCTATTCGTACAAGAGATTATTGAAACAATCATCACATTTTCCATAAAAGGAAATTTTATAAAATCCCCATAATTTTTTTGTATATAAAATTATGCGTTCGATCGTAATCTTGTTTCTTTTAGTTGGTATCTGTTTAGTCGTGGTCGGATACGTTCAATCAAATCAGGCCTGTCCCCCTCCCGTAGTCGAGTTCCGTTATTTACCACAAACGTTCGAGCAAGAGCAGAACTTACAGCAACCCGTCCTATCCACATTCGGAACGATGTTCAATCAGGACGACGCTTGGATGCAGACGCAGGGCTTCGCTGACAAGTTTTATTCCAGACAATTAAGCAACGCCGGAGAAACAAACACAATTTAGAAAAATAATGTATTATATATTATTGATGAAATTTGTATTTATATCATGGAACGTCGCCGGATTGCCACATTTATTCAACTTCTCAGGGACCCCCACTAACAAGGCCAATCGAATTTACGATAAGTTGAAGCCCTATTTAGAATTGGATGCTGTCGTAGTAGTTCATATACAGGAGATGTTCGACAAAAAACTTATTGAGAACTTTATTGAATGTGTCCGCGACGACAAATATTTTTATGTGTATAATCCGAAAAAAGCGAGGCGTTTTTTAGGAATAAATAGTGGGATGATAACGGTTTCAAATAAGAAAATTGATGACCACGTCTTCTATAAATACAAGAACAGCCACGGAGAAGACAGTTTTTCGAACAAGGGGATTTTAGCATCCAAAATAAAAAACATGTGGTTTATAAATACGCATATGCAGAATCAGAATGTTATGATTGGGATGTATAACTACGCTGTGTTAGCACACAAAAAACAAATCCTCGAATTTGGAAGCTTCTGTCGCCCACTACATTCCAGCAAGTGTTTTGTTTCCGGTGATTTTAACACGTCTCTCCATGATTTTTCGAGGACAGTTAGATTTAAAGAGGGATACGAACCGAAGGAGCCGACGATTAATAATACGACACCGGACTTCTTTTTCACAAACTTCACCCCGAGCAAAATTAGAAAAATAGAAGCGATTAATTACCCTGAACTTAGCGACCACAAAATGATTGTAATGTATGGAATTACATAAATTACAGACTATGAAATATCTGTAATTTATGTAATTCCATAGAGTATGGAATTACATAAAAATATGAAATCCCATAGAGTATGGAATTACATAGATTTCTTACGAAATCACATAGATGCGTTTTCCTTATAATCGAATCCGCACATTCCAATAAAGAAGAATGCGACCACACCAAATAGGAGACCCCAATGATAGCGGTTCTTCATAAACTTATAGAGGTCGAGCCATTCTTTGACCTGCTTTTTATCCCGAATGAAATCGAGCATCCAAGCGGGTTTGGGGTAGAGCGTGTAATACATGTAATTCACGAAAAGGAGAACCGCCGTAAATAGAAGGGCGCCACCGAATGTATTGAAATGGGAGTGGGCGAAATAACAAACGAGTATGGCGATTACTAAACCAAGGGCGAGACCTTGAAGCCAGAGTTGGAGACGAAAATCGACAATTGATTTATAAATTTCAAGTTGCTTGATGTCGAGTGTGTTCTTGAATTCTTGTTGCTCAATATTTCTGGAACTAAATATACAAAATATCATTCCAAATAATAAAGCGAAACCGATGAAACCATATCCTGAATAATTCATTATAATTATAATAATATTATAATTATTTTTGGGAAGATATTATTTATAAGATTTTTAATGGTGTGATTCGCACAGAATTTTTCAAAAATTCTTCTTGTTTTTTTTTTTCGAATAATTCATATTCTAATAATCTTTGTAGTTGAATTAATTGTTGTTCTAAGGTTTGTTGTGGTTGTTTTAAGGTTGGTTGTGGTTGTAATTGTTTTATTAGTGATTGTATTTGATTTAATTGAGTTTTAAGTTGAGGAAATATAGATAATATACGATATGCTTTATTTAATTTTGCTTCTGGTTCTTTTGGTTCAAGTAATTTTAAGGATTCTATTATTTGTTGTAATTGAGTTAATTTTTCTTCTAATTGTTTTTTTTTATAGTTTTTCGGACTATTTTTTATTATTGAATGTAATTGTGATGGTAATTCTCTTTTAGAATTATGATATTTTATTATTGATTCAGAAACTTCTCTAATACGTCGAAATTCTCCAAATTGGACTGGTATACATAATAAAATATAAAATATTATAGGATTTAATTCTCGTAATTTATTATTATTTGTAATTAATGTTTGCTCATAATTATTTCCAATTATTATTAATTTATTTGTATTACTTGAATAATAAATACAATAATCAAATTGTATAGGTCTCGTTCCATTTAAGTTTTTATTTTTACTTTTTTCTGAAATCATTTGTTGTTTTAATTCTTCAACTTCAATCGGATTTATCGCGGATGGATTTCTTACATAAATAATTGGTTCATTAAAGCTCATTCTACTTATTCCAGTATTTTTATATATTAAATATTTTTGATAAGGACTTTCTGGTTTTGGAAAATCACTTTTATTTTGTGGTATTCTCGCAGAGCGTTCTTCATCTAATATACCGAATGTTAAATCCGGATATACGCATTTTCTAATAAGTGGTCGTGAATAATCTGGCAAATATATTGCTGTATATTTTTTATTAATGACAACTAATTCTATTAATAATAAATTTTGTTTTATAGTTTTTGCTTCATTTTCTTTTAAATTTTTTTTTAATTCATTTATTATAATTTCTCTATTTATTATTGATAAATAATGTGGATTGAGAAAAAATTCAGCAAAACTTACAATATTTAATAATTCGTTATGATCATATATTATAACATAAATATTTCCATTTGGTTCTTTAAATAATGCGTATTTGTAATGATATTTTTTAATATATTCAGATGGTATAGATGGATCAAAAAATATTATTGGTTCATTAAAAAAAGATACGAATGGTAATTTAAATGTTTTAATATAACTTGGTTTATCATTTTTGTTTTTTGGAATAAATAATAAATTATCATTAAAACGATAAAAAATTTCTCTTATTTCTTGTCTATCACTATGACTCAAAAGGCCGCCTTTCATCACTTTTCTCGCCTTAATGACAGAAATCTTACCAGTCTTCTTATCTTTTCGCGCCTGATACGGCCCGTATCTCTTCTTCTTACCGGCCACTTTATCTAAATAAAACTCAATTTCTTTTCCTGCTTTTAATTTTTTAGAAGCTACTTTTTTCGCAACTTGAATTGGACCAGCCCCAGAAAATTTCCAGCGTTTCTTATTTTTAATTATAACATAATAACATTTTCCTGATTTTTCCATATTACTGTTTAGAATATTTTTTCATCATATTTGGAGAAATCAGATTATTCAATTATTTTGGTTCATACGAATCAAATAAATTCCATATATCGTGATATTTATCCTGACCAATTAGGACACAAAAAGAAATAAACGTTTTTTTAGAATAAATTGTGATATTATTGTAGTTTTAAGTTGCATTTTGGAAAATATTATTGTTGTTGAAGTTGTGATTGTCTTAATACATATTCGATTTTTTTACCTGTATTTACATATATATTTTTTATTTGTCGTTCTAATTGTTGTTCTGTAAGTGTTCCAATTTGTAGTTTTAAATTTTCAAGTCTTTGTCTTATTGGCTTTATTGAATTAGTTAATAATTTTTCATTTATTTTAAAGTTTTTTATTGTTGCTTGATTAAATAATCGTTCAATCTTTCTTTCTAATTTGTTAATAGATGATTTTTGTCTAATTACTGGTGTTTGTTGTATATTTGCTGGAATTGTTTGTCTAATTACTGGTGTTTCTTGTCTAATTGCTGGAATTGTTTGTCTAATTGCTGGAATTGTTTGTCTAATTACTGGTGTTTCTTGTCTAATTACTGGTGTTTCTTGTCTAATTCGCATACGAGATATATCTTTAATACGTTTAAATCTTCCAAACTTTTCTGGAATATCTACTAAATTAAAAAATATTTCTTTTTTGATACTAATTAAATCACGATTATATAAAGTAAAATCGTTATTAACATTATCATAAGACATTATTTTTAATTGATTATATCCTAATGAGTAAATACAATAATCAAAATGTAGTGGTTGCTGTTGTTGAAGTTGAAGTTGTTGTTGTTGTTGTTTAAGTTGTTGAAGTTGAAGTTGTTGAAATTGAAGTTGTTCTTGAAATCGTATTTGTTTAATATGTTGTTCATATTGAAGTGGTTGCTGTTGTTGAAGTTGAAGTTGTTGTTGTTGTTGAAGTTGTTGTTGAAGTTGAAGTTCAAGTTGAAGTTGAAGTTCAAGTTGAAGTTGTTGTTGTTGAAGTTGAAGAACAGATTGCCTTACATAAATAATTGGTTCATTTACGCTCATTCCACTTATTCCTGTATTTGTTAGTATTAAAAATCTTTGATAATGACTTTTTGGTGTTGGAAATTGCATTTTATTTTGTAGTATTCTGACCGGTGTTTCTTCATCTAATATACCAAACGTTAAATCCGGATATACACATTTTCTTATAAGTGGTCGTGAATAATCTGGATAATACATTATAATACAATTTTTATTTTCAATTAAATCCAATATATAATTTACTGCAGGTATTATGATTCTTGATTCAATTATTTCTAAATTTTTTAATCTATATAATATATCATTTCTAACTATTTCATAAGTACTATTACCAACTATTTTAAAATGGATTGAATATTCAGGATTGAGAAAAAAATCGACAAAATTTACAATCTCAACATTATTTTCATCAATGTATATCATTATATAAATATTTCCATTTATTTCATTAAATACAGCAAATTTGTAATAATATTTAACTCTATCTATAATTGGAAGAAAATAAGCGATTTGTCTACCCAAATTAAATAAATTTAATTCATTTATTTTTGAATATTCTGGATTAGGATTATCAGATAATTTTCGATTAAACAATATAAACATACTTCTTAATCTTTGTCTATCATTAATACTCAAAAGTCCACCCTTCATAATTTTTCCATCTTTAATAACTACAACCTTACCGCTATTTTTATCTTTCCGCACCTGATATGGTCCATATCTCTTCTTCTTACCGGCTACTTCATCTAAATAAAATTCCATATCTTTTCCTGATTTCAATTTCTTAGATGCTACTTTTTTCGCAACTTGAATTGGACCAGCCCCAGAAAATTTCCCACGTTTCTTATTTTTAATTATAACATAATAACATTTTTCTAATTTTTCCATATTATTGTTTAGAATATTTATTTAGTATCTTTGGAGAATTCCGATTATAATTTAGAATATTTTTTCACCATCTTTAGAGAGATCCGATTATTATCTCCGTTGCGTCCCCGTTTATCAAATAAATCCCATATATCGTGAGATTTATCCCGAGGCCAGTAGAAATTACCGACCCATTTCGACCCGAACCCCGCCAGACGGTGGCCCCCTTCGTGTCCCAGTTTTTTCGCCAGTTCTGGTAAGTTGAATTTTGGAGGAGGCCCCTGTTTTTCAGAAAGGAACACCTTGTAAGCGTTGCTTGTATATTCCCAGCCCCACAGGACAGCGAAATCGATTCGGTCCCCTCTCTTCTCTGCGTTCGTTATCATCTGGCGCGCGACCATCTTGTAAAGGACTGGGTCATTATAGTTCAGGACATAGACGGGATGTCCCTGAAAGTAGGCCAGACGCGCATTACGGGCGACCTGCTCCTTTATATTATTTACGACCTCATCATAATAGTGTCCCACCATCAGCATGAAATTCTTATCGACATCTTTAACCATATTATCGATATCCCTAAAAGCCTCACACGACGTGAATTTTTTCATATACGGGCTATGAACTATCCGATAATTGATGTATGAAATGAACGCCCGATGATGATAAATATAAGGTAGGCTCAATTTCCGGTCATTATCATCCATATATTGGATAATGATGGGGACATCCACTTTTGGGAAGAAGAAATGCCACGTGTAAGCACAAGCGCTATGTTTATCATCCCCGATGAACCAGTTCCCCTTCAAACCTGCGATTTTGTCGAGGGAATTACTGCTGTTATTTTTGCGCTTGTGGTCATCTATCATATAGACCTTCTTTGCGATGCTCGCAATATATTCCAAATTGGAATCGCTATAAGAAATATCAATAATGATGACACATTTCCCACGAAGTTTATCTTCCAGCTTTTGGACGCGGTAATCCACGCGGTTTCCACTGGCGGGGCTCATTGGAATGAACTCGATGTCGCTACTACATAGTCCGTGTTCCTCGATAAATTTGTAGAAGCACCACGCAGAAAAGAGACCGTCTGAATTATTTGCGTTATAGATACAGACGGATATTTCTTTTTTATCTTTCTCGGGGATGGATTTTTCGAAATCGGCGATTGGGCTCTTCTTGAAAGAATTCTGGTAGTTCTTCTCATTTTTGTAGGCGATTTGATCGATATCTTTAACTTTGGTCCCCTTGTTTTCGAAGAGGCGACAGTCCTTCAAGCAAATTGAAATCGATTTATTGATTGTGTTTTTCGCAATTGGGGCTGAAGAATTATTGTTAGAATTTACTCTCGAATTAGTATTCCCATTATTATTCATTAATCTATATAATATTATTTATTCTGATATTCTTCTCCCATGTGTCCCCGTTTATAACTTTTTGTTTCCATAAAAGTTCGAGTTCGTCTTTCTCTAAATCTTTGGGATATACAAATCGCGGTATTTTCCGCATTTGGATTTGTTCCATCTTAATGAAATCGATTTCCCTATCAATTTTCCCAGTTTTTACGAAGTTGTCAAACTCGATTATACAAATCGTGTTCATCGCCTTCGAATAATTATTCCGGAAATGGATTTGGAAGGGGTAGCAATTCGGTAGATAAACGAAATCGCCCTCCCTGATTTCGTTCGTTATGAATCCTTCCACCATTTCAATTTCTTTTCTAAAATAGGGGTAGCATGTCATCGCATCCAAGTCAGCAGTCAGTGATGGAGAAAGGTGCCTGATTTCTGCGTCTCCGTGAATCATTAAAATGAAGCAATCATTTTTGAAATAAGTTGTGGGTAGTAGTAAGGAGTTTCCACAAA